TTAAAACACATGTTGACGAATGGGATAAATCCTATTATAGGACTATATTCTGACTTAGACGAAGATCTTGCCTTTCTATTAGAGGAAGAATTGATATCTAAATTTGGTAGAAAAGATTTAGGTAAGGGCCCCTTGCTTAACCTAACAGACGGTGGAGAGGGCCAGTCGGGTTATATTCATAAGGCAGAATCTAAAGATTTAATGAGAATTTCAAGATTAGGCAATAAGAATAGTACAGGGCATATGGTTTCGTATGAAACCCGAACAAAGATATCAGCGTATCGACGGGGCAGAAAATGGAGCCCGGAGGTTATATCTAAGATGAAGAACAAGAAGAAACCGGGCACGTCGATCGCACTCACTGGCCGGCCACGAGAATTATTAAAATGTCCGCATTGCGATAAGGTTGGTGGCACCGGCGCAATGAATCGCTGGCACTTTGATAATTGTAAATTGAGGAAAAATTAATGTGGATGTCACTTTTCATAAAGTTTATTTGTACGATCACGTCTGGCAATTACTTGCGCTCGGTGATCAATTATGCCCGTGTCGAGATAATGGTCCTATGAATAATATTACTCCCTTGAAATGTCATAAAGGGGTGGATAATCGTCTTATCTTCCGTGTTTTAGGTCCCGACAGAACCCCAGTCGATATTGCTTGCAATTATCAAGTCTACGCTCGTATCATTGATCCAGAAAATCGTACAGTCGCATTTGAAAAACTATGTCGTTTAGGTCCTGCAACAGGTCTTATTACACTCGAATTAGATTCTGGTGATATCGTTGATCTTCGTGCCGGTACATATGAAATTGTTTTAATTAGAACACAGGAATTTGTTGATCAAATTCCTGGATACTATATTGAAAAGCCACTCTACAGTGATTTAAATGATAACGTGGGAATGCAATTGGTTATCACTGAACAAGCATTCAAGACACCCACCGAAGGTGTTGTATTATATCCGGAAGATTGGACATCAGATTTGATTATTCCAAATTTTACATATCCACAACCGTGTTTTTACACGCCGCGAATTCCGGGTGCGCGCGTAATGAATCATAAGGAATCTGTTCAATCATTCTCCACCTATACTATTAATGCGACCGGAACATTACAGATTTGGGGAACATTAGAAGAAACTCCAGATCCATATCTAAACGAAGCAAGATGGTTTAAGATTTATCCATCTACTATGTCTCAAGATATAGAATTTGTAGGCTATACTGGAACTCAAGCCTGGGCATTCCAGGCAAATGTAATGTGGTTAAAGTTTAGATGGATTCCGAGCACGCAAGTTCTCGATCACGGTGTCCTTAAGAAATTGATTGTGAGAGCATAATGCGTTTATTTGAAATTGCCGGTGCAAATCCGCGAGCTAAGATTGCCGGGAGTCAACTTCAGATGGTCTTATATCACGGATCAGATCAAGAAATTCATAAATTCCGTAAAGGTCCGCAAGGTGTCTTCTTTTCTCCGTACGAAAGTTGGGCAGCAAATTACGGTGACGTGATAACATCCGCTTATGTATGGGCTCCGAAAGTATATATTGTAGGAGATAATGAGGGCGATGATGATATTTTAGATGCGCTCTTCGACCGCGACTATGATACCCTTGCAATGTATATTCAAAAATTACAAACTGCCGGATATTATGCACTTCAGACTAGAACAGATTCCGAAATGGTTTGCACATTTCCAAATGCCAAGATTTACTCAGCGAACACCGGGCAAGAGATGTAAATTATGAGATTGTTTGAAATTGCTTCTTCTAAATCTAAAATTCCAGATTTAGATTCGTATAATTATGGTACTGATTATAAGAGACCCGGGGATATTTTTCATAAGGCCGGAATAACCTTATATCACGGAACTTCAATTAAGAATGCGTTGAAGATTTTAAAAACTGGCCTTCAACCACGTGCTGCAAAACACGAAGAAAAAATTTATCACGAATTGAGACTAAGGCACGGTCTCGAGAATGCCGTTTTACCACCGGGTATTAAAGCCATCTATACTGCCCGGGATATAAGAGAAGCGCAATCTTGGATGCAACCAGTGATATTTGCATTCGTGACCAATAATCAAGATACTCTGGCCGGCCCACAATATAATGATGCCGAAACATTAGTATTGAATAAAATTACACCTGATAGATTAAAAATTGTTTCGGGCGCTGATCTATTATACCAGAAGTCTTGATCTTCTTATACGTTTCTGCTATAATAGCAGTATGATAATCGATACTCTTAAAGATGCGATATTACAAAACATAGGTAATCTTAGACCAGCACCAAAAGGCTGGAACAAGAGAAACTGTATGTTATGTACCAGCCGTGGTCACGGCGTGGATACACGTAATCGTTTCGGCATCCAGTTTAACCCAACTTCTATCGCGTGTAATTGTTTCAATTGCGGATGGTCTGCTGGGTATACAGAAGGCAAAGAATTATCAAAATCCTTTAAGGGATTCTTAACCGCAATCAATATCGACCAGAAGTTTATAGAGCGTATTGAGTTTGAAATCTTTAAGAGTAGAAACAGTATTAAATCGAGCCGGGAAGGTGACGAAACTGTTGATAAAGATGCATCTTTAAGGAATCTGTTCCAGAAATGGAAACCAATGGATCTGCCACAGGATTCATTACCCATTACTCAATGGTTAGAGTATGGATTAGATGATCCCGATTTTTTAAAGGTAGTCAATTATGCGTTAGAACGGAAATTGTTTGATTTAGATGAATTCTACTGGTCGCCTGTCAAGCAACACAATCTGCATCAGCGGCTAATCATTCCCTACTATCATAAGGGAAAAACCGTCGGATTTACGTCAAGGTTGTGCTTTGATTTACCCGATAAATCTATTCCAAAATACTATCAACAATGCCCAAATGATTATGTCTATAACTTAGACCATTACCAAGATTGGTCACGTAAATACGTCCTAGTCACTGAAGGTGTTCTAGATGCTTATGCAATCGATGGTGTAAGTATATTGGGCGAAATTGGCCAAGCAAAGATTGATATGATTAATCGTCTACAGAAACAGGTTATTGTGGTCCCGGACGGAGATATGAAGGGCGGTGATCTCGTGTCGGCCGCCCTTGAAAATAATTGGGCAGTGTCATTTCCTAGGTGGTTAACGCGAATGGGTGATACAAAAGACGCAGCAGCAGCATCTGTAACATATGGACGATTATTAGTTACTCATTCTATTATTTCCTCGGCAGTTTTCGGAAAAAATAAGATACAAGTTAGATGGGATATAGAAAAAGATGAACGAGCAAGAAAACAACGCAAGTGAAATTACTGATTACAGCAAGGATATTGAAGATTTGTTTATCAACTTTATGATGAGCAAACCGGATTTATTTGTTCGCTGTAAAGGTATTTTGAAAAGTCAGTATTTTGATGATAAGCAAAATAGAGATACAGTGGCCTTTATTGAAGGGTATAGTACCGATTTTTCAAATATTCCTGCATTGACTCAAATTAAAGCAGTAACAGGTAAAGACATTTATATGATGGAACTTGAAGCTGCAAAACACGATAATTGGTTTTTAAGAGAATTTGAAAAATTCTGCAGACATAAGGCACTTCGTGATGCAATCTTAGCTTCACCGGATTTACTTGACGACGGACGTTATGGAGAAGTTGAAGCAACAATTAAGGCAGCGGTTCAGATTGCACTCGTTAAGGACTTAGGTTTAGATTATTATGCAGATCCAAAATCTAGACTGGAGGCTTTAAAGGACAATAAAGGTCAGATTCCGACTTATTGGCGTCACGTTGATGAAAAGTTATTCGGCGGACTAAACAGGGGCGAAATCACCATCTTTGCAGGACAATCCGGTGCAGGTAAATCTCTATTCTTACAAAATCTTGCAGTAAATTGGGCAACAGCAGGATTGAATGTAGTTTATATCACCCTGGAACTTAGCGAAAAGCTTTGCGCACTTCGCGTGGATGCAATGCACACAAATTATGAGACTCGAGATATTATGCGTAATATCGAAGATGTCCATATGAAAATTAGAGCATCTCAACAAAAGAGTAAAGGTAATTTAAGATTAAAACAATTACCTAACGGATGTACCGCAAATGATATTCGCGCTTATGTGAAAGAATACGAGATTCATAGTGGTAAAAAAGTAGATGCAATATTAGTTGATTATCTGGATTTGATGTTTCCTATGTCGAAGAAGATTTCCGCAGAAAATATGTTTGTTAAGGACAAATATGTGACTGAAGAGTTACGTAATCTAGCAGTCGAACTTGATGTATTGTGTGTATCAGCTTCTCAGTTAAATCGTGGATCTTATGAAGAGATTGAATTTGATCCAAGCCATATCGCCGGTGGTATTTCTAAGGTCAATACTGCAGATAATGTAGTAGGCATCTTCACAAGTGCTGCAATGAAAGAGAGCGGGAGATATCAAATTCAGTTTATGAAAACTCGTTCAAGTTCGGGTGTTGGATCCAAAGTTGACTTAGCGTTCAATAATAAAAGTTTAAGAATTTATGATTTAGAAGATGGCGACGACGATGCGGTTACTGCTGGGGCTAAATCTATCTATGATCAATTAAAGAAGAAGAGTGTTGTTAAGTCTGGAGAGAAATTAGATCCAGATTCTGGTGAAATTATGAAGATTACCAAGTTTAACGGACCTAAAGAAGATAGAAAGGTCGATCCTTTGGAGGGTTCGGCAGCATTACGTTCCTTCCTAAAACGAAAGTAATGTAATTCTCCAAAACCAGATAAATAACAAAAAGCAATTGGAGACGAAAATTGTCCATTAACCGCAGAAGCAGGTCAATTCTGGAGGAAATTAGTACCTATGTTCCACAGAAGAGTAAAGAAGATCTTATTGAAGCCAGAGCTCAACATATTATAGTTTCGGCTATCAATCTGCTGGAATCCATCGACGAAACATTTACACCGGAAGACGCAGAAGCATTAAAGAAGCGCTTCGTCTCCAGTATACGAGGTTGTGATCCTAATCGCTTCACACGTATGGTAAAACGAATTAAGACAGGATCTGACGAGGACGAAGAAATCGATGGCCAATAATGTCGACAAAGGTCTAATTGCTGAATGGGTTCAATTTCTTAAGAAGTCGTATATCGCAGTGTCCGACAAGGAAAATCCTGGCAAATTAAAATATAAGAAACCGGTAACAGTACAATTGTTAACTAGGTTTCTTAGGACCAAATCAAACTTCAGTTCTAAGCAGATTGAAGCAGCTATTCAACAGGCACTAGGTGGAAGAAAATCTAATCCTGCAAATCCAAAAGCAGGTCCCGAACAAATTCCGCGTGATCCAAATAGTATTGATGATGCGAATTATAGAGATGTTCCACCGGGGCAAAATAATTTACAGAGTGGACAGGTTCCTGCAACGAAACAACCGGCGCAACCTAAAGCACCGCAGCCGGCATTAAGAGGTTCCAGATTTAATAATCAGGACGCCGAAGATATTCCGCACAAAGAAGTTCCAAGAACTCCCAAAGCAATCGGAAGTAATACACCAGAAGAGAAGCCACGGTATAAAATAACCGGTAAAGATGCCAGTGGAAAACCTATCTACAAAAGATTAAGAGAAGAGATTGTAGATGACCCCGGTGAAACTCTGGATGAGAAGGATGTCGAAAATGTATTTGATATTCTACTTAAGCAACAGATTCATATGGATCCAGAAGATCTACCGGGTAGTAATCAACAACAGAAACAAACTGGCCCTACTGCCGCTCCAGACAGACAGAAAGATCTTAACACGGTTAAGAGAACTATCCGTGATAAGATGGATCCAGTTCAGCGCAAGGCATTCCTTAGAATGCTGCAGGACAACGGAACAGATAATTTAACCGAGGATCAAATTAGTAACTCTGACGCGAAAGCGTTATTTAAAACCGCTGCTGATATAAGAGGTAATCAGGGTATCAGGGGGAAGATTCCGGGATTAAGGAAAGACAAGCTCGATATAGGCGATCTCCAAAAAGCCTGGGCGAATTCAGGGTATCCGGATGACACAGAAGATATATCTGCTATACTTAAAAGACAGTTTGGTTTCTCTGACCGTGAGATTGAAAAGGTTTTTGATAAGGTGTTCGGCAGAAAAACCGAGGATGATGAAGAACATTCAATTCCTAAATCAATTCCACAATTGCAAAAGATTGCCGACTACGCCAAAGAGCACGGATTAGCAGATGACATCATTGCATTTATGAATGAAAATGCGGAAGAGTTGGGACTAGAAGAGAAACCAAACTTCTTCCAAAGACACTTTGGTAAGAAAGCAGTTGCCGAAGAAGTAAGACAAATCTTTACAGCAATTCTTGCAGAACAAAGAGAAGATAGATTTACCTTAATTCGACAACAGGAACAGACACAACTTGGCCGAAGCAAAAAATGATCATAAACGAAATATCAAAGGGCATTCCACATATTGAGGATTTGCCCCTCCCGGAATTTATTAAAATTGTTAATAGTCTTCACGAGTACGAATTAACAGAAAAGTTAGACGGTGCTCAAATTCTTTTTGGCATTGACGAAAATGGATTCTATACTTCTCGCGAATCTAAAGGTGGAGTTAGAATTTATAACGAATCAGAGTACGATGTTAGGTTCCCAACTACCTATATGCGTGCAGCACACAAATTGTTGGAACAGGTATTGCCACAAATGCTGTCTGCAGGACTTAGACAGGGTGATCAAGTTGAGGCGGAAGTATTATTTGACGTCCTTCCAAACGTTGTTCCATATTCCGAGGATAGAAACTATCTGATCTTCTTGCGCACTACCGAGGGGACAATAAATATTGATCATTTGAAGCAAAAGCTGGATGGTCGATCTCTTTTAGTCGATCTTGTGGAGCCATACACACTAGATGGCCGAAATATCAACCTGCGTGAACAAACACGTCAATGGAGCATTAACCGAGTACCACAAGTTTCGGTTAATGTTGCTAAGGTGCAGAAATTACTTGCAAAAGATATGGCTGCCTTGGTTTCATATCTTAAGGAATATTCAGGTATCAATCAACTTTCAAATGCTATTATTGAATCGCTTCCTTTAAACAAGCGTCCTGCCTGGTGTGACCCGTCGGATTGGAAACTTACGAAACGTTTGATTCAATACCAAAAAGAGAAGATCAAATCCGTGACAAGACCTATCTTAGAACAGATTAAGATAAAATTAGTTGAACATATTGTTTCTCCACAACAAAGTTTCTTCGGGCCTACTATTCAAGATGGTGGTTGGATCGAGGGAGTAGTCTTGCGCCATCCTCAGACTCGAAAAATGGTTAAGATTGTAGATAAGACACGATTTGGCACCATCCGTGAATCTGCCTGGCAGAAGAGAAATATGTTGACAGAGAATGCTAAGTCCACAGAAGGCAATTTAAGCTTTGTAGGAAATCTACGTGTCGGCTTAGCCACTTCACTTGGACATCCAAATCTTGGTACTATACAAGCAAAGAGTTATTTACGTAAAATTGGCGAAGATAGGCAATCTCGTCTAGATAATTTATCCGAGGGAATTAATTTCAAATCTGTGCAAGAGTATTGGTTTGGTCTATTAGAAACAGCTCAAACTAAATTCGATCGAGAACTAGATAAATATGCGAAAGAAACCGATAGTACCCAGACAGGATTGGGAAATCTTCTCCAGCAAGCCGTTAAAACGAGGACACTTGAAACGTTCGCTACGGTCTCTCAGAGCATTCTACAGATGCAGAACGCCACGATATCTGCGAAAAAAACTGCCGACTTGGTTGAGGCATTAGTAGGTAAACAGCTGAAAGATATAGAATGAAACTAGCATACATTACGCAGCCCACAGACTTGGGCGGAACTGCTGTTCCCGATTGTGGAACCATTTATATTTCCGAACTAAAACCTACCTTAGATAAGTTATCTGCGGATTTAGATCTCGGAATTAATCTCAATGACTTTATGATTGGCTCTACTGGTAAGCGTGAATATTCCGGTGATATTGATCTAGTTCTAAGATACGATGCTGGACATAAAGCATTCCACATTATGCTCGTCGACAAATACGGATTATCTTCAACCGCGCGTAATGGTGATATGATACATTTGAAATATCCTATTGTTGATTTTGATGCGACAAAGGATGCCGCACAACCACGCACTGGTTTTGTTCAGATTGACTTTAATTTTGGTGATGTCGATTGGGAAAAAGTTTATCATTATGCCCCTGGTGATGACTCCGAATATAAAGGTGCTCATCGAAATTTAATCATTGCTGCAATCTCTTCACTTGTTGATAATGAAAAATCTCCTATACTGGACTTCTATGATCGTCCAGTAACTCACATTCGGTGGAAATGGGGATCAAAAGGATTGATTAAAGTAAATAGACATAGTGTATTAGATAATGAAACTAATGAATGGTCTCGTAAACAATTTGACACAAATATCGCAGGTCCGATATTTGATGCTGATCAGATCGCAAAGATTCTATTTCCATTAGACGGAACTTCTAAAGATCTTCATAGTCTAGAGACTATGATGGGGGCAGTGAAAAGAAACTACGGAATGGCAGATCAAGAACGCATTTGGGAACGAACAGCACGCAATTTTTCCGAATGGAAACAAGGTAATTTGTTTGTCTATCCTGCCGAAATTAGTAGGTATTTTCTCCTAAATGATAAATAAGTTTATGAACGAGAACACCTCGTCACAAATTTAGGAGATTTTATTATGACACAAAAAGTAAATGGTGCTGCCTACCCAGGTATTTGGGTTGAAAAGCAAGTCACTTTCGTTAAGCTAACTTTCAGTACAGATATTTCGGCTCTTCCAGCTGCCGATCTAGTTGAACTTGGAACAACTACTCCAGTAACAACTGGTACCGTTGCTGACTCGACATTCGCTGTTGTTGAAAGCGCACTTGTACAAGCATTGAAGACTTTGGAAACAAGTGCAACCGTGCTTGGTATCTCGAAGTACAACGTAGCATCAACCTCAGTTGACGTTATGCTTGGTTTCGCAGAAGGTTGGTTCTCGGACGTTAACGGTATCATTGCAACCGCATTGCCGGTAACTAACGCTCAGGCTGTTATCACTACAGCTGGTGCAGGTTCGGCAACTTACCCAGACACCGTTGGTACACTTGTTGGTGTAACTCCAACCGCAGTAACATTCGGAATGGAATTTGTTACATTCAACGGTACATTGCCTGTTGCAACATTTGCAAACGGCGATTTGGATCTTGGCCCTGGTTCAACTTCGGGTGCAACACCAACCAACAGCCCAACAGGTACTCCGGGTTACTACCCAACAGAACTCGCAGCAGCTTAATACCTACTGTAGTTCCACTGAAAAGCGGCTTCGGCCGCTTTTTCTTTGGCTAAAATTTCTAATGTATGATAAATACATACAACTTGTAGGAGATTACAGATATGACAATTAAAGTCAATGGTGGAATCGTCAATCAGCAAACATTGACTGGTGGGATGAGATTCTTTAAGATTGTAGGTCCATTTGCGTGGGCAGTTTCGGATGGCACAGTTAATTTGCCAGTTTCTGTCTCGGGTGGCGCAACTACAACAACAACATATTTTCAGGTTGGTAATGGTTTTCCCGTTCCAGATAGTGCTGCCGAATTAGTATTAAGAACGCTAACTTCTCAAGCGGATGTTACTATTATTGGATTTACACCGAGCGCCGATGGTAATACAACAGAGATGGATGTTGCATTTTCAGCCTCGGCATTCGGATGGGGTTCGGATCTTCCTGATTATCAAACACCTCCAGCAAATCAGGATGAACAACAACTCCCGACCACACCAACAAACGCCGCAATTGAAATGCAGGCCGCAATACAAGCACTTCCAAGTGCAACCGTCTATATAACTACAGGCGGAACAAGTCAGGCCACACCTCCGGTAACTGCAACAGTAAATTTCTCATCGGTAACAGTAACCGAAGTTTCATTCTCACTTGGATCGTTGACATACTATACCCTAGCATAAGGTATATCAGACTAAAGTAAGGCGCTCCATTGGAGCGCTTTTCTTTTGGACTTTTCTTATTGATTTATTGATAAATACAAGAATAGTCAAGGAATACCAATATGCCCATTCGCACGAACGGCGGAGTTTTTAACCAGCAGATCTTAACAGGATCTCTTTCCCATTGGGTTATTTGTGGCGCTGACTTTAGTGGTGCCATTAATAGTTATGGGCAACCGGTTCCATATTCTGCAGCAGAAATTATCTTCAATAAAATTGAAGATAGTGCAACAATTAACATTATGAATCCTAATGATCAAAATCTTTCTTTTGCATTAGAGGAGGGAAGATCAGACTGGGATGAAATTTCTCTAACAGCAATGGTGCAGTCCCTTGGAACTGATGTTGGTGCCGATCACATTAACTGTTCAGTCTGTACTGTAAAGAGAGTTCCGTATATCTGGGGATGTGGTGTAGAACCAGAATCCTTCTTAGATCTAACTGATACACCCAAATCCTACGCAGGCGCTGCAAATTATGTCGTAACGGTAAATTCGACCGAGACCGGACTAATATTTACACCGGTAGGTATTGTTTCAAACGCATTCGGTTTTGTGGCTTCTCCGGGACAGCCCACAATTTCTGCAGTGGGAAACGATACCCTAACATTCATCGATGGTCCAAATATTCAGATTACAACTGATGCGGTCGCCAAATCAATAACTATTGCATCTACTGGCGGAAATGATTACATTCCGGTACCACCGGGAACCGCATTAGGTTTTAGTCTGAAGTATTTTGTAACGGCTGCCGGAACAGTAACTTTGCCGACGGCAAGTGGATCCGGCAAACCGGCGGGTACTTCGGTAGTTGTTACCAAACCAAACACTGTAACTGTTTTTATTAATGTAACCGGCAGTTCAGATATCATCTCTACCGACTTAGGGACTACTAATTCTATAGAATTTGATGCTACACAGGAAGTAATCTTCGTATTTGATGGGGCAAATACCTGGAACCTCCAGATTGGCTCTGTGAATTAATAAAACCCAGGTAAATAGAGAAGATAAGGATCAATAATGGTTATCAAAATTCACGGCGCATCATCTGCAATGCAAAACCTGACAGCAGACCTTCAGTACTATGTCTGCTATGCTTCGTCGCCTATGTGCTTTACAAATCCTAATCCGAATCCACCTCCAACAGAAGAACTTGTTCGATTAATTAATATTCAGGTTACAGGACAACCGTTAGATGAAAGCCAGAAGAATTTTGAGGTCTTCTTAATGAGTATCGGTTTGCGTGCTATGCCAGTAATCTTGGCAGATCCTGCTCCAGTCTTAGAATTGGCAAATTACACAAACGAATTATCCGGAGAAGGATTTATTTGGAAATTCGCAGTTGAACGTGGTGTTCAATTCTTTAATTTTACACCATATGGCTCTCCGGGTCCAGTAGGTCTACTAGTTGACGACCTCGACGGCGTTATTCTCCCGAGTGGAGTAAGAGTTACAACAGTTTCTGGTAGTCCCAGTGGCTGGGCACAAAATGTTGCCTTTTATAGGATGGATTCAATATGATTAAAGATGACCCAAAGATTAGAGCTCTTATATACGGAGATTTGGTTGAACAATTAGCTGCTCACAGAAAAATTGATATCGACGAGGCAAGAGAAATTGTTGCGGGATCGACATTCAATGAGTATCGTAAAATGGTCGAAGATGTTACTCCACCGTCGGGACAAACAATTGGTCCCACAGGACCTTCAAATACTACTGGCACCAGTCAGGCGGCTAGCGGCCCAACACAAGTCCCGGGCACTGGCATAAAGTCTATTTGGCCAGGAAAAGGTGCGCCAGTTGAGCAAGGAATGACTGTCGGTCTTAAGGGGCCCAACGGAGTTCCGGTCCCGGGACAGATCTCCCAGGTTGATTTAGGAGCTAAGGGCGTTAAGGTAAAGAATCCAACTACAGGGCAAGAAGAGTGGACTAATATGGATGCACTTGAGCCATTTCAGGCAGGTACTGCACCTGCAGCTACTGCACAACCGGGAAATCAAGCAGTACCTGCAAACTCGTCAACTATAACAACGACAACAGAAGACGCCCAGCAGTTGACAAGATTGCGTGAATTAGCAGGAATTAAAGAAAATTGTAGTGCAGGTGCTACTGGTGCAGGTGCTATTGCTGTGGCGCCTGCAGCAATGGGCGGAATAAAAAAACGTCAGATGACTGACGAAGAACTTAAAAAAGAATACGTTCCTAAAGAAGCAGCGAAGACAATCGTTGGAGATACAAAGCCAAATCAAGCTTCCGGTGAATTATCATCCAATCTCGCTGTTCGTGGTAAGAAAACAGCAAGCAGAGCCAATAACGGATTTAAGAGATAATGGAAAAAGCAGAACTCCTGACAGAATTGGAAAAGGCGACAGATAAAGCTGCCACCTTTGCTATTCAACGGGGTTTTCCAATTCCCATTACTCGTAAATCAACAATGATAGGTAATTTATTTGTCGAAAAGAATAAAGATAATTTTTATGATGTTGTTAGTCTTGATAGGACTGTCCTATACAAAGATATATCAGTCTTTGACGTTGCAGTTATTGTGGCACAAAGATACGGATCGGGAGATTCGGCAACCATAAGACAAGTTCTCGAATTAGAAGGTAAGTTTTCAAAACACCATACCGATATGATCTATTATCTGCATTGTATGAAGGGTGCCAAGAAGAGACAAGATAATGAACGTCTCGCTATATTAGAAGATAAATTCCATATGGCAGAGATACAGGCAAAAGACACTAAGGATAAGATCACTATTTTTAAGAGATCAAAATAGCCTGTAGAATGATAAATAATAGAAATAAAACTTAATAGGAACGATTTTATGCTTTTAAACGATATTGGTAAATCACCAAGTACCACATTCAAGAAGATAAATCAGCACCTTCAGAATAACTATGGTTTCAAGATTGCTGAAGATGTCAGCGACAGAGATTTAGTTGCTATTATGGAGCAAATCAAAGAAGAAATTACCGATCTTAAAGTTAAAGGAGATGATGCAAAGACTTCGCCTGAAATTTCTAAGAGACTTTTAGTATTAGAAGGTATTCAAAGTCTGCGAGAATTTGCTATGGTGCAATTTCAATCTCCGGATTTGGAACACGTGATAAACGGTTTAGCTGATTTCGTACACGATTCATTCCGTTTGGGCGGCACCACACATCAGGATTTTGAAGAATGTGTTAGGGACGGTATGAAACATTACCGTTCGAGCAAATATCGTTTTCCAGACGATGTTATCGAACAGAGGGTAAGACAAGCAGCAATGACTCGCCTCCACGGTCCGGGAATGGATATTGATGGGCAACATAGTCCCATCGATCCGGTTTCTGAAGAACCGATATTAGGAGAGGATGATCCCTACGGACACGTTGGTAAGCGCTCAAGTGCGCTCGGCGGACATACCGCCTCCGCGCCGGCCACAGAACGAGGACACCGAGTTATGAAGGTATTGGATAATCCAGATCTAAAACTAACTACTTCGCCAGGTGCAGCATCCGGTGGAGATCCATATAACAAGGTTGGCAAAAATTTTATGAAGCCAGCACCAAAGAGAATGAGGTAAGAAATGAAGACTAAGGAATCGATTAGCGATCACACCGATACCAGTAATGAATGGATTATATCGGGTGAACTTCAGGATTGGTTGGATGCTGACGGTGGTGGCGACCTTGGTATGTATTGGTGGGACGATATTTACGATTCTTATTTATTTGAGAATGGCGCCAAGAAAGCAATCGAAATAACACAGGGATTTGTATCGAAGATTGATCCTACAGCAAAGGTAACTGCCTTCCGTATTAGTGACGGAACCCCAATTGAAAGAATGCCAGTTGAGGAATTTTGGAATATATTCCATAATGGAACTGAATGGCAAATACAAAGACAAGCATTGAGCTCGAATAGTGCATCAATGAAAAATACCAAGGATTTAATTATGAATCTAGGTAAAAATAAGCAATTAGCAACAAACGAGAGTAAAATGAAAATGAAAGAACACGCAAACCTAGTTAAGAATCTTCGTCGCCTACTCGAAACAGAAGTAAGCCAGGCCGAGGTTATGATGGCTGCCAAGGGTTTCTCCCAGGAGTTACAAGAAATGGTAGAAAAGATTGGTCGTCTACAAAACGAAGATCTCCCGCCAGTAACCGACCAAATGCGCGAAACATACGGAACCGCATCCTCGTCTGCTTTCCAGACACAGATTTACGGTGCACTTCAGGGTGTTATGGATTCCTTGTATACCGCAAAAGGCCAAGTCGACGATGCTGTTTCTAATATGGCCTCGACAGGTCAGGTCAGCGCAGAAACAGATATGGATGTTCCAATGGACGGTATGGATGATGGAATGGACGATATGGATGCTAATGCCGGTATGGATGCCGATCTAGATAATATTGCCGGTGAACTCGATGCAGGCGACGAATTTGGTGGTGCAGGCGACGGCGAAGAACCTCTCGGTCGTTCGATGAAGACTGAATCTTTTCTACAAGCGAAAGTTGCGAAAATGAGACAGCTTGTTGAACAAGCTAAGAAACTCAAAGAATCGCAGAGAGCGTAATGAGAGCTAGAGAATTATTTGAGGATTACAACCAAAGCCTTCAATCAGATTTAGGTGATATTCTAATTAATGCAAAAGGATCCGGTGCGGCACAAGTAAAAACCAGTCAAGTAGTTCAGCAATTACAAGGAATGGGATACGCTGTAACACCTGAAAGTTTAACAATGCTCCTTAGCGGTATTCCAGGTGTTCAAAATGCAACGCCCGAGATAATCACATTAGCATCGGACCAACCGGGCGAAGTTTCGGGTAATACACAGGATAGTGCAAGCCGAGTGTCGGATATGGCACAGAGTGCAACAGATCTTTAAGGAATAGAAAATGTCAAGTTGCGATTCAACAGCAGGATCATCATCGACGGGTGGCACAGGTTTTCCAACTGCTTCTACAATGGGGCAGATTGCTACCAATTACGGTGTGATTGCAACCGAAGAAGCTATGATCCAACAGGCTATATTGGCAGCAGCAAGTCAATGTCAGCCCGGTGGTGGCCAATTTTGCACAACTGTCGGCGGCACAACCCCAATGACATTTGTATCCGGTGTCGGCACTGTTACTGTCGTCAATGGTGGAGCCGGATATTATCAAGATACACCTGCAGTGAGTTTTGTCCCCCCGCTCGGTGTTACTCCAACTACTGTTGCAACAGGTACGGTTACCACTAACGGTGGCAATATTATTTCCATTAATATTACAAACGGTGGTGCAGGATATCAACCAGTACCTGCTACATTGTCTATCAGTTCAGTTGCGGGAACCGGCGCCAATCTACAATTATTAGTTGATGGTTACGGTGGTGCATCACAAGTCAATATTATTGCTGGCGGAACCGGATATACTGTTAATGATACAATAACCGCTACTAGAGCAGTCGCACCAAATGTGGCATATGTCAACGCAGTTTTTAAGGTAACCTCTGTAAGTTTAACTGGTGAATTAGTGCAGGTAGTAGTTTTAAATCCGGGGTCTGGATATCAACCAAGTGTGACCACTGTTGAATTAGTTTCTTCTTTAAATCCTGCAACACCGTACCCATTGGGTACGGGATTTATGTCCACAGTAGCTACAAATACCTCCGGAACTATCACACAGGTTGTCGTAACTAATCCTGGCGCTGGCTATAGTGTATATTCGCCTTATTTGGTGATAACTGATCCGGGAACAGGGGCAATGACTAGTGTGACACTCGGCTCAGGTCTATCTGCTACTTCTGTAGCATCAATTTCTGTTACTGCACCCGGAACCGGTTATGATCAATTAGCAACCGGTCAGGTATTCAACCCCCCAACTGCAACACTTCCAAATCCTCCGGCGACACCAGCTGTCGTCACTATCAATGTTCCAGCAAATACATACGGAACTAATCCTAATCTTTATTGGCAGGTATGGGCGGGTACTGCAACCAATTCAGCAATTTCTGCGCAGCTCAATGCTGTTCTATCTTATTTTACGGGGCTAGGATATACAATTTCTATACAATCTAATCCTGCAACGGGATCAAC